GCCACGTGGGGCGAGCTGCTCGACCTGTACCCCGCCTGAGCCCCACTCCGGCCCCCGGCGCGCGCGGGGGGCCCCTCTGGAGGCTTCCTCATGACCAGCTCGACGCGGGGTTTGCCCTGCGGAAACAAAACGGGAAAGCGTTTACCGGATAATGTGGCGCACATCACATCTTGGGGCCCGTCGGGGGTTGTCAAGTCACTTGCCATGCCGTATGCTTAGGGGGTGGGAGCGGCAGGCGCTCCCGAACCTTGGAGGATGACATGGCTCCGAAGCTGAACATCACGGTCACCGAGGTCGGCGTGTGCGAGTTCGGCACCCCCACCGCCCGCTCGCGCGGCATGGTGGTCACCCTGTCCGGCCACTACACGATCGAAGGCCGCGAGGTCGTACGCTTCGGCCAGACCTACCGCGAGATCTGCGGGGCCTGCGACGGCACCGGTTACCGCCCCGGTTACGGCTTCAGCGACGGCTCCCGCTGCTGGCCCTGCAACTACACCGGCCTCGGCAGCTCGTTCGGCAGTGGCACTGCCCTGGAGTTGGCCCGCAAGCTGCGCAACCGCGCGAAGGCTGCCGAGCGCCGCGAGGCCAAGCGCAACGCCGAGTTCGAGGCCCGCCAGGCGGCCATGGCCGCCGAGCTGGCGCAGTGGCGCGCCGCCCACGCCGAGCTGCTCCCGGCCGTCGAGCGCTTCTCGGCCTTCATGATCTGCGACCACATGCGGGCCGAGGGCGGCGTGTGTTACCGCGAGCTGTGCATGGTGGCCGTGAACGAGGCGCGCGAGGCCTACTCCCCGACGCTGCTCGACCTGGCCTACCAGGCCACCTACCGGGCGCTGGAGGCCGACCAGATGCAGATGTTCGTGGAGCTGATCGCGAAGAACGAGGTGCGCGAGGCCAAGCGTGCGGCCGCCGCCGAGCGGGCCGCGGCGAAGACGTGGATCGGCCGGGAGGGCGAGCGGGTCACCGTTTCCGGCACGCTGGCCGAGCCGCGGCACTTCGACACCGAGATCGGCTACGGGCGCACCAGCACCTCGACCCTCTACAAGCTCACCACGGCCGAGGGCAACACGGTGACCTGGTTCCGCACCGGCTTTCACATGTTCGAGGCGGGCACCACGGCCACCCTGACGGGGTGCGTGAAGGCCCTGAAGGAGTCGGAGAAGTACGGCAAAGAGACGCAGCTCACCCGGTGCAAGATCTCCTGATGCCCGGCGGGGCCCTTCGGGGCCCCGGCTCTACCAAGATCACGGTAACCGCTTTCCCATTTCGTTCCCGCAGGCCAGAGGAGGCCGTCATGCGCAAGCTGTCCGACAACCAGATCATCGCCCTCCAGGCGTTCGCCGACGACACGCGCGAGCGCGTCTATGCGGCCCCGAGCACCGTCGCGTCGCTGATCAAACGCGGCTACCTGCGCCGTCCGGCCCCCCGCTGGGCCGCGAAGATGGCTCCGGTCATCACACGGGAGGGCCGCGATGCACTGGCGAACGTGCAGGCACTGTTCGGGCCCCGGTTCACGGTCGCCAGCCGCACGCAGGCGGGCACGCCGCTCGGCTTCTTCGGTGTGTTCCCCGACATGGACACGGCGCGCCGAGTGGCCCGGTACGTGGTCACGCTCGGTACGGGCGCGGTGTACGCGGCCGTCGAGCTGCCGAAGGGTGCGGTGCCGAAGCCGCTGCACAAGGACCACCTGGCCGCTGCACTTGCCAACTGATGTGGCGAAAGTCACAATTACATTTGGCACGCGCCTTGACATGGCGCGTGCCAAACCCTATTGTTGACGTGTGGGGCCATCCGGGCCCGAGGGGAGTTCCGATGGCTAGCAAGAAGATCACTGCCGCTGGTTGGGTTGTGCTGGACGCCGTTGCGGCCGTCGAGTCCCGCGGGGGCGTCTACCGGGCCGGTGGCCAGTCGCGCCGAGCCGCCACGGCGAAGCTGGTGCGTGACGGCTACTTAGCGGTGCTCGCTGAGGGTGGCTACACCCTCACCGACTTGGGTCGCCAGTGGGCCAAGGCATCCAGCGAGGCCATTTCGGCTCGGCCGGAGGTGCAGATCGGCGGCCTCACCAAGGCGCAGCGCAACAGCCTCGCCGCGGTTGCCGCCGGGCAGGTCACCTACCAGCCGGGCCGCACCGGTGGCGCATCGTCGAACTGGACTCGATACAGCTACTCGGCCCTCGTGGGCGGCAGGTTCGTGCGGCGCACGAAGTCGGTGGACGCCCTCGTGACGGCCGGTCTGGCCGACGTGGCGGGCTCCACGGCCAGCAGTGCGCCAGTCGTGCTGACCGCGGCCGGGCGCGAGCTGCTCGGCGTCGAGTCCACGCCCCTCGTGGCCATTCGGGTCAAGGTGGGCCGCCGCGTCATTGCCGCCGACGGCACCATGAACGCCCGGGTGGCCGACGTGGCCTCCACCGCGGCCACCGTGACGCTGCACCTGGCCGACGGCCAGCGGCGGTGGACCGAGGCCTATCCGGCGCTGTCGCCGGTGGCCGTGCTGTCCTGACATATCACCCCGGGGCCCCGCAACGGGTGGGGCCCCCTTGGAAAGGAGGCGGCCATGGGCCGCAGCAACGAGCCGCAGGGCTACGTGTTCCGCGGTGAGCTGGTCATCCGTGACCAGAGGCGCAACATCCAGTCCGGCGACGTGATCCTGGTGCAGTACGGGCTCAACCTGGCCAGCGCGCAGCGGGCCGACGCGGCCTGGCACGCGGCCAGCGCGCAGCCGCCGAAGCGGTCCGTGTGGGCCACGGTGGTCCCGAAGCCTGCCGAGGCACTGGGAGGCCTGTGGGTGGAGCTGCCCGAGGACGGCAAGCGGGTGCGTATCACGGCCAACGGGCCCACCGCGGGCATCACGCGCAAGGTGCGGCCGCAGTGAGCCGCGGGCCCACCGACAACCAGTGGGCCCTGCACTCCTGCGGCGTGCACACGCAGTGCCGCGCGCCGCGGGGAAGTGGCCGGATCGTGACCGCGACCGGCCACCACCGCGGGGATGGCACGCCGCGCGCGTGCCATCTCGCGGGCACTGTCGAAAGGTTCCACGCGCACGACTTCGAGGGGCCGCTGTGGGCGGCCTGTGGATGCAGCGAAGAGAGGTTTGACTGAGATGGCCATCGTTCTGATCAGCGTCAAGGCGCGCAGTTCAACGAGCTTTTCCGAGTTGGGGCTCGACACCATGCAGCTCGCGGCCGGTGACCGCGTGGCGCGCATCGTCAGCAACTACCGCGGCAGCCAGCGACGGGTGGTGTTTCACCTGGTGGAGCGCACCACCCCCACGCAGATCATCCTGACGGGGTCGCACTCGCGGTACCGGCGTGTCGACGGCTCCGAGATCGGGGGCAACAGCGGCTTCCGCGGCTCGCGCGACCTGCTGCCCCCCAACTCGCCCGAGGTGCTGGCCCTGCTCCAGGATGAGGTGACGCGCAAGACGGCCGACCGTGTGGCAGAGCTGCTGGCGGCCAAGTTCACCACCACCGAAGCCAGGCTGAAGGCCCTGCGGGAGGTCGAGCTGTCCGCACGTCAGGCGGCCGAGCGCGTCGAGCTGCTGGAGCGGCAGATCGCCGAGGCGCAGGAGCTGGAGCGGCGGTTGGCGGCAGAGTCCGTCAACTGACTTGACAACTCGCGTGTGCTTGGGCATGATGTAGATAGCCGCCCGCCGGGCGGCACGAATGAGGGGAGCACGAGATGCCCAAGCCCACGAAGACGCAGGCTCGCTACCTGGCCTACCTGGCGATGAGCCGCGAGGAGCTGATCGCCCGGTTCCACGCCGAGGGCAAGTTCCGCGTGCAGGACAAGACCGTGCAGGGCTGCATCAACCTCGGGTGGGCGCGGCGCGTGCCGACCGGCGGCGTCGAGCTGACCGAGGCGGGCCGGGCCCTGCTCCCCGCCCCGGAAGCCCCGGCGGCATGGGTGATCGGTAGCGTGAAGGCCGAGGACGCGCCCATCGGCGTGCAGCTCTGGCCGACGCGCTCGCCGAAGTACGCGCCGAATTTCACCCTGGCGCGCGTCGAGGTGATGGGCGAGGGTGAGCGCTCGTGGGTGCAGTGGACCTACGAGAGCGGCACCGGTCGCGTCTTCGCCCTCGGCGAGTCGGTGGCCGTGCAGACGCGCGAGCCGCTGCCGAGCGCGAGCAACTGACCCCGAGAGCCGAAACGGGCTGGCCGTGAGGCGCACCCCTTCCGGGCGGTGGGTACCGCCCGCTGACGATGGCTCGTCAGGCAACTACCAGCACGAGGAGAGACGGATGGCCAAGAGCAGCCCGAGCGGCGAGCACGGACGCCCCGGCGCGCACCGCGCCGACGGGTGGGAGGATGGCCGCCGGGACAACGACCGGCAGCCGAAGAGTGAGCCGCGGCTCACCCACCAGGAGCGCTACGGCGTTCAGTCCAACGTGCCCATTCCGGGCCGCGAGAAGTAGGCCCCGGTGGCACCGCGGTTTCAGCGCTACGAGCGGGTGCTCCACGTGCCACTGAAGGAATACGGCCACATCACGATGCCGGGCCCCACGCCCGGCACCGTGGTGGTGGCTTTCCGCGACGGCTCGGCACTTCCGGTGGAGCGTGCCAACCTGCGCCGCCTGCGGTGGTGGGAGCGCCTGCTGAACCTGTAGGATGCCCACACCCGCACGCATGCTTGCGGAGATCCAGCCCCGCCCCGTCGGCCGCCACGAGCGGCAGGCGGGGCGGCGTGCGTCTACAGGTTCACGATGGCGAAGCCGTAGCGGGGCGCGGTCTGCACCAGGGCGTTCTGGAGCCACGGCTGCGCCTTGGTGCCGGGCCAGTTCACCTTCGAGGCGAAGACCACCTGGCCGTCCACCACGAATTTGAGGGCCCGCTTGGTGCGGGGCACGATGATGCGCGGGCGGGCCCCGTTGTGGACCGCGGCGGCGTACTCCACGTGATTGAACACTTCGCCGTACGCGACGAGTCCGGCCGACCATAGGCGCATGTTGTTGCCCACCCGCAGGCGGCCGGTGTCGACAGGCGTCAGCACATTGGCGCGGTTGAAGGTGGCCCGCGTCATGTCGGCCACGAGCCGACGGGCCTGCTCCATGCCCACCTGATTGATCGAGGGCAGGTTAAGGCTGAGGGTGATCTCCGCTCGCCGGGCCATCGCCGTCGCCCCCCTCCTGCGCCTTCGCGGCCACCCTGGTGCGGCGCGGGCTGGCCAGCTTGATCGGCTCGGGCGGCGGCGCGGGCACGGCCGGGGCCAGCACCGGCGGCAGGCTCACGTGGCCGAGGATGCGCAGATACCCGGCGCTGATCATCTTGCGGGTGCGGGGCGTCAGCTCGACTTCGCGCTCGTCGCCCCGGCGCATGCTGTCGACGTTGACCTCGACGCGCACGAGTACGACCGGCGGCCGCTCGTCGTCACCGGACATGGGGGGCACTCCTTCCGGGCGGCTGGTAAGTCCTCGTGCCCGAGGGTACGCGCTCGTAGGCGCAAGGCTCGGCGAAGCGCTGGCGCACCCACCCGCCGACGAGTCCGGCCCAACTGTGCGGCGATGTGGACACGAACGGCAGGGGCGTCTCCGGCATGGCGTCGCGGGCGCTCATCGCCTTGACGTCGCGCTCGCGGGTGCCGCCGAGCCCGGCGAGATTGCCGTAGAACGTGCGCTTGGCCACGCCGTGGCCGGGCGTGGTGCTGGAGGCGATCATGCGCACGCCGTCGGCCAGCGCGTGGCGGTTGACCACCATGGGCACGTGCAGCTCGTAGGACAGCAGGCCCTCGGTGCGTCCGGCGCGGCGCAGCACCTGGCGCGTGACCGCGGCCCGCTGGCGGTGGGAGGTGAGCCGGTTGCGCGCGTACCAGTCCACCATCTCGTCGAGGGGGCCACGGTGGACGTTGGGCACGTCGTCGATGGGGCGGGTGATGAAGAAGTCATCGTTCATGAGCACGAACTCGTCCGACAGCGAGGCGCAGCGCGCGGCGGCCACCCAGTTGCCCCACGTGTTCGAGTGCTTCGGGCCCCGCTGGAGCACGGGCACGTAGCCGACGTCGTCGGCCACCCACGCCGGGCGGTAGCCGACGATCCAGACGCGGCGGTGGGGCAGGTGTGCGGCCACGGAGCGCAGGCTGTGGCGTAGCTCCTCGTTGTCCTCGCCGGTGCGGCAGATGTAGACGACGTCGCGTTCGGCCGGGTTCACCGCTGTGCCGTGTCCTGGATGAGCTTCCAGTAGGCACCGTCACGCTGATCTTCGGCGAGCCGGTAGTGGCGGCCGCACTGGCAGCGCACCTGCGCGCCGTAGCGCAGCGGCACGCCCTCCTCGGCGTGGTTGGCGGCGAACTCGTCGAGCCGGTCGTAGCAGCGGCACACCTCGGGGCCGTTTTTGATCAGTTCCATGACTTCTCCGTTTCGTGGCTTTGCAGTGCGTATCTCATCGCTGCACCAGGTAGGTGCCGGTGTGGGCCGGGGTGTAGCCGCGGCCCTCGGGGATGGGCTGCAACCGCATGCCCGCAGTGCTCGACAGGGCGGCCCACTGCCGCCGCCGCACACCGTGCTGCACCTCGGCCAGGGCGTACGCGCGGGCGCGGGCGCGCCGGTTGGCGGGCTCGATCATCTTCAGGTGGTAGATGTTCACGTCCACGTCCACCTTGGGCATGCCGGACAGGATCGGCACCGGCGGGGCGTGGATGGGCTTGGCCGACATCGCCTGCCCCGGCCGGGCGCGGTACATGCGGGTGCGCCGCACCAGCCCCCATTTGCCGTCGATGCGGTAGGAGGTGGGCGTGAACAGCTCACGCAGGTTGAAGCGGAACAGCGCGTCGGGGCCGTCGAGCAGGGGGCGCAGGACGGTGGCCGCGCGGGCCTCCAGGCGCTCGTCAGGGTCCACGACGAGCACCCAGTCGGCACCGGCGGCCATGGCCGCCTCGCGCTGGCGGGCGCGGAACCTGCCCTCGTGGCCCCACGCCTCGGTGGCCGCCCGCTGCCGGTCGTCCACGCAGACGACGTCATCGACGATGGGTGCCAGGTTGGCCAGCATGTCGTCGATGAGCCACTGTGGCTCGTGGCGGCGGCCGTAGACGGCTACGAGCTTCATCCGTCGGCCCTCGGGTTGCCGACGGCGTACGCGCCGCAGTAGACGCCCTCGCCGAAGTGGGCCTGGAACAGCGGCCGGTGGGCGGCGCGCACGTTGGGGTTGATGAAGCACCCGGCCAGGCCGAGCGCGGCGGCCGTCAGGTAGAGCTGGCCGACGATGACGCCCGCGTCGAGGTAGGGCATGTAGGTGATCTCGTCGCCCGCTTTGTAGGCCGCGGGGTCGGCAAACATCATCAGCACGGCCGGGGCGCGGTGGACCCATCCCACGCCGCCGACGAGCAGGCCGCCGAGCAGGGCCAGGGTGTCGCGGTCGCTGATGGTGCGCACGGCCACGCCGCGCCGGTCGCAGGAGGAGGCGGTGCTGCGGGCCGCGTCGAGCAGGGCGTCGAGGTCGGCGTCGTCGAGGGGCCCGTCGGCGAACCGGCGCTCGCTGTGGCGTTCGGCCAGCAGGCCGAGCAGCACCTCACGCTTGCGGGCCTGGTGGGCGAGATAGCGCTCCTGGTAGGGGTCAGCGCTCATGCGCTGCCCCACGTCGGGTGCACGGGGTCGAAGCGGCCGCCGCCGCAGACGGCGCAGTTGTTGCGCGGGTCGGGGAGGAAGCGGTGCGGCCGCTCCCACGGGGGCGGCGGGGGTGGTGGCGCGTCGGCCAGGATGGCCATGGTGGGGCATGGCCATGGGGCGCGCTCGATCTCTTCGATGCCGTTCACGGTGAGGCAGTGGGTGCAGTGGTCGCCGTCTTGCACGTGCAGGGCGCGTATGCGGTCCAGGGGGGTCAAGGGCACTCCTCGGTAGTCATCTCGCTTAGATGATACGCGCTGCTCATGCCATGGGCCGGGCCGAGGCGGAAGCCCCTGTTGTGCCACCCGACTTGACAAGCCTTGTGCGGGGGGCTTACCTTGGGTCCGTCGCGCAGGGTGCGCGACAGAGAAGAGGAGCAATGGCCATCGCAACGCTCATCGTGTCCATCCTGGTCATCCTGGCCGGGTTCGCACTGGTCGTGAAGGGCCGCGTTCGCGACGAGGTGAACAAGCGAGAACTGCGCGTGCGCGGCGCTGGCGTGGTCGTCCTGCTCGTCGGGCTCGGCCTCATGTTCATCAACAGCTTCACGGTGGTGGGCGCGAAGAACGTGGCCGTCGAGCACTCGTTCGGCAAGCCCGGACGGACGCTGACGAACGGGTGGAACTGGGTTGCGCCGTGGGCGAGCACCGAGCACTTCGACGCTTCGCTCCAGCCCCTGAAGCTGTCCGGCGGTGGGGACGACAACGGCGACCCCATCACCGTGCAGATGAACAACCGCACCATCACCGCGCAGGTGGAGGTGTTGGTGGAGTGGCAGCTCGACGACACCAAGGACATCACGCCGCTCTGGAAGGAGTACCGCACCTTCGAGAAGATCAGCGAGAACGTGGTGCGCCGTCGGCTGTCGTCCGCGCTGAACACCCTGTTCGACAAGTTCGACCCGCTGGCCGCCCTGAAGGGCGACGGCACCACGGTCGCGCTGTCGGACCTGGAGCGCGACGCCAAGGCCGCCGTGCAGGCGCTGATGCCCGACGGCATCCAGATCAGGAGTCTCTACCTGCCGAAGTTCATCTACCCCGAGCAGGTGCAGGCGCAGCTCAACCAGTACATCGCCGCGGTGAATGACACCAAGATCGCGCAGCAGCAGAAGGCCACGGCCACGGCGCGGCGTGAGGCAAACGAGGAGCTGACCAAGAACGGCTCCGCGCTCACCCCGGGCCTGCTGTACCAGAACTGCCTGGATCTGGTGGAGCGCCTCGCGAAGGACGGGAAGCCCCTGCCGCCCGCCTTCAACTGCGGCACGCCGCCCACGCCGGTCCTGCCGGTGAGGTAGCGGTAGCTCGACCAGAGTCCCCGGTGTCAGCTCGACGCCGGGGACTCGTCGTCTACGCAGTTGCAGGGGTTGGCCGACGCGGTGAGCGTCATCGTGCCGCCGACGCACATGCCCTGCACGGCCAGCGGCTCCCACGCGCCCACGAGCGTGAGGCCCCTGAAGCTCTCCTGGAAGCAGCAGATGGCGCGGTCCATGGCAGCGAAGTCGGCCAGGGTGTCGAGGGCTGAGATGTTCCAGGCGTCTTCGCTCGGCAGGCGCACGCCGTCGGCCACGGGCGCGCAGCGGATGATGCCCATCTCCATCTGCACGGCCCACCGCGTCACGCCACAGCCGTGCGGCGGGGTGACGTCCTGCGCGGGCCAGTTCTGCGTCGAGGAGGGGGCGATCTGCGACACGCGCACCCACGCCAGGCCCTGGCAGCACTCATTCTTCGACAGGCTGACGAGGAAGTTCACCTGGTTGCCCGAGCGCAGCATCGTGTGCGCCGGGGGCTTCTCCAGCTGCTGCACCTGCTGGTCGAGGCACGCCAGCAGCTCCAGCGCGAGCGGGGTGGCGACGCGGTCGATGATGGGCATCAGGTCACCATGCGCGGGCGCGGCCGGTCGGGCGAGTACACCCGCGAGCGCTCCTGCTGGCGGTAGGGGTTGAGCACGGCCACGACACGGTCGACCTCGGGGATGTCGGTCATGCCGAGATCCATGTACTCATTGAACGGACTCACGGTCACGCTGACGCCCTGCTGCGTCAGCGCCTGGAGGCGCGAGGGCAGGCGGCAGTCGGCGTCGCCAAGGCACGACTTCGCGAACTCGCACGCGAGGATGCCCGCGGCCACCTGGAGCGCCGGTGGCTCCTCGGTGCCGCGCAGGTAGGTGACGGTGAACTCGGGCGGGTCCTGGTGGCTGTAGTTGATGCACGACGGCCAGCAGTGGCCGTCGATGCGCACCAGCAAGTAGCCGTTCTGGATCTGATACGCCGACGGGTCGACGATGTCGCCGTGGGTGGTCACCTGGAGCACGCCCGCGGTGGTGGTCGGCCCGTCGAGGGCGATCTCGCAGGAGGCGCGGCAGGTGCAGCCGCCCCAACAGGAGTTGTACCACTGGCCGTTGAGGATGTACGGCATGAACGGGCCGCCGCCACCCCCCCAATAGCCGTTGCCCCACCCGGGCACCGGGAAGGCCTGGTATAGGGGCAGATTCTTGCGCTGACGGCAGGGCTGCACGGTGATCTCGCACCGGCCGTACCGGCGGCCCGTCAGCCCCCACAGGGTGGTGGTGGCCAGGTCATAGGCGAGTTCCTGCACACCGGGGTCGTAGCTGTCCCAATCGGGGCAGCACGACGTGTTCAGCGTCCAATTGCAGGGCCCGTCGATCATGACCTGGCCACCTCCTTCCTAGATCAGACGCTCGGGATGACGAGCGGCTGGCAGCCGCACGACGGCTCCGGCGGCGCACGCTGCGTGAGCTGCCAGTGGCGCTGCCGGTCCGTCGGAATGGCCGACAGGAGCGGGCTCGGGAGCCCGAACTCGTCGGTCACGACGTCGTACGGCCCCACGCCCCAGTCGTTGAAGCCGTTCGTGACGGCGTTCACCGTGAAGTTGATCGGGCCGTTCTCGATCGTGAGATCGCCGAACGTGCCCTCCTTCATGCACGGCAGCAGCAGGTAGCCGTAGCGCTCGCCGTCGGTGCACGCCGACGAACCGGCCAGGTTCGTCCACACCTCCAGGGCGAAGCGGCCGGTGGCGTAGGTGTCGTTGTCGCTGCCGAAGCCCACGGCGTTGCCGTCGGCGTCGGTGACGATCGGCGAGCCGGTGATCAGCTCGAACAGCTCCGGATCGACCTGGCAGAACATGATCTCGGTTTCGATCCAGTTCAGCAGGGGCCGGGTGCGCACCGGCGGGTAGCAGTAGTCGCCAGCCGCGTTCTTGGTCTTGAACTCGTCCGGCGGCTCGATGTTGTCGGTCATCGACACCGAGATGAAGCCCGAGGAGACGACCGTCGAGCAGTCGCCCTCCACCGGGGAGCAGCAGTTCCCATCCAGCCGGGTGACTCGCATGCGGGTTCCCTGGATGGGGTTGTGGCAAACGGAAGGCATCTGTCACACACCCTTCATGGTCGTCACGGGGACACCGCCCCGTACTCGAACGGGACGGCGGCCACGCCGCAGTCGAACGCCACCGCGTAGGCGCGCTCGGCCAGGGCGTACCACTGGTTGGTGCCGCGGTCGAAGACCTGGCGCAGGCTCGGCACCTGGATCTCCGGGTCGCGCCAGATCGTCACCTGGCCGGTGATGTAGACGGCGTCGGTGCCGTCCACGGCGGCCGCCGCACCCGGCAGCGCGCCGGAGTAGCCGCCGCCGAACACCCACACGCTGCCCAGCGGGGTCAGCTTGTAGATGCCGTTCTGCTCCACCAGGTGCTTGTCGGCCGCGTAGGCGGCCACGCGCGGGGTGGCGTGGACGTAGGCCCGGTAGTTGTACCCGAGGCCCTCGGTGGGGCCGAGCGTGGACAGGACGTCCTGCACGCCGTACATCCACTGCTCGGCCGTCGCCAGCACCGAGACGATGTCGCTCGGGTCGGGCGGGGTGAGGGTGGGCACGCCGGGGGTGGCGGCCAGGATCGCCGCCACGTTGCGTTCGATGCCGGTGGCCTCGCCGGATGCGAGGCGGGCGAGCACCCGTTCGCGCATCCATGCGGCCATGTCGCTGTGTCCCGCCGAGCCGCACTGGAGCGACGAGTAGAGCAGGAACGGGTCGGCCTCGACGGGTGCGCCGAGGGGGTCGAAGGTCTTGTCACTGTCGCCGGGTGACTCCTCGCCGGGCGAGTCGTCGGGGCCGCACTCGATGGGGTAGTCGTGCGTGCCCCCGCAGAACATGGGCTCGTAGGTGACGCCGCCGTAGATACGGACGGGCATCTCCACCTCGGTGCGCGTGCCGTCGGCGGCGACGCGCACCTCGGTGTAGGTCTCCACGGGCCCGTTGGCGACGGTGATCAGCCGGTAGCGCTCGGCCTGCGGGACCGGTGGTGTTACCGGGGCGTACGGCAGGAATGCCATGGCTGATCACCTCCTCTCGTCGTCATGGGCGTGTTCCCTTGGCCGGGAACTCGATCAGAAGCTGATCAGCTCGGGCGGGCAGCAGCCGACCACGCCGGACGTGTCGAGAGCCACCTCGTAGACGCGCGAGTCCGGGCACATCTGGAGCATGGCCCAGCCGTCCTCGGCGAAGATCGCGGTGTACTGGTTGGTCTGGAGGTTGGTGCTGTCGTAGATCGTGTCGAGGTTGACGACGTCCTGCACGGCCTTCACCCACGTGCCCGACGGGTAGACCATGAACCGGCCCGAGGTCGGGAAGGCGTCGATGGGCGCGGCACCGCCGGGGCCCGTCAGCGGCAGGTCGGTGTAGGCGTCCTGCCAGTCGTAGACGAACTGCGGGGAGGCCTTGCGGATGGCGAACCAGTCGAGGATCTCGCTGTCGCTGACCGACAGCGCCAGCACGCCGCGCCGACGCGCGATGCCCGCCCGGATCGGAGCGAGGAACCACATCGGCATGACCACCTCCAGGGCACCCCCGAAGGTCATGCGGTTGGCGTACTTGATGTCGGTGATGGCCAGCTCGACGGCCGACAGCAGCGCCGAGGCCGCGTCGTCGCCGTTGACCACCTGCGGGATTTGGATGGGCGCGCCGCTGGCGGCCTCCATCTGCGCGATGACGCCCTGGTTGATCTTGTGGGCGAGCGCCACCATGGCACCGCGCGAGAAGCGCGACACGATCTCGGGGTAGCCGCGCCGCTGGAGCAGACCGCCGGTCAAACAGACGTAATCCACCCCCAGTCGGACATCTTCGAAGTCCGGGCACGGGATCTCGGTGCAGACCTTCTGCACGTCGTCCTGCACGTCCGTCTCCGACAGGTGGGTGTCGCCCGCGTTGCCGATGCCGTTCCAGATCGAGGCGAAGTTCGGGCCGCCGTCGATCGGGATCTGCCAGCCGCCGCGGGAGGTCTGAAGCTCCGGCACGGACAGGATTCCGTCCATGCTCTCCAGCTCGCAGAGCTGGTAGATGACCTCGGACACGGCGCACCACGCGGCCGCCGCGGTCAGCGACCGGCCCGCCTTCACCCGGCGCTTGGCCGACTGGATGAGGCCGCCACCGGCCAGGCGCTTCTCGTTCGCGGCGAACTCGGCCACCGAGTAGCCGTCGCGGCCCTCGGCCACGCGCAGCTCCTCGGGGAAGTTGCGGGCGAACTCGATGCCGTTGTGGCGGGTGAAGTTCTTCATGGTGAGGCGACGGCCCTTCGGGTCGTACACCGTCACCGGCCGCTTGTCGGCGTGGAACGTGGCGCGGCCCGCGGTCATCGTCGGGTAGCGGTTGAGCAGGCCCGACAGGGCGGTGGACGCCTCGGCGAACGTCGTCAGCTCCTGGCCGCTGTAGAAGCCGGGGGCCTCGGACGCGATGCGCATCACGGCCAGCTTGCGGTCGCCCTGGTTGGGGAGCTGGAGGTCGGTGGCCGGGCGGTTGCCGAGCTGGCGCACGCTCGGGCGCTGCGCCGGGATCACGGTGCCGCTCACGACGCCGCTCGACGCGGTGACCGACTCGCCGCCGGTGTCCTCGCCGCCGCCGGTGTCGCCGTCGCCCGCCTCGCCCGCGTCGCCGCCGTCGCCGTCGCCCTCGCCCTCGTCGTCCGCGTCGTCGTCCACGTCGGCCGCCAGCTCGGCCAGGGCGGCCGCGGCGGTGGTGGCGCTCTTGCGGGTGCGCAGGACGGCGCTGATGCGCGCGGCCAGCTCGGCCGACGCGGTGAGGGCCGCGTCCGACTCGGGGGTGTGCTGGTCGGCGGGCAGGGCCGAGAACTGCGACGAGAAGTCGATGGTGGCACGCAGGGTGGCGCGCAGGTCAGCGCTGGAGGTGGCCGCGAAGTCCTCGGGGACCGCGAAAGGGAACTCGAACATGGCTGTCGCCTTCCGAAACGAAATCGATGTATGTCAGATCTCGCCCAGCAGGACCGCAGCATGCACTGGTACGTAGAGGGTGGTTCACGTTTGTGTCGGGGACTTCTCGGACCGCAGCGAGCAAAGTACCCGGATGGCGCGATTGTAGATCCACACCCCCGTCACCCGCAAGAGTGACCCCCTTTG